TTAATAATATCGTTGACATTGGGACTTGGTGCTGTAACATTAGCTAAGTCGTTTAAATTTGAACTACCAGCAGAAGAATCAACAACAATACCACCACCTGTGGATCCATCTCCTACATATAGCTTTTTGGTGTCTGTTGCGTAGATCAGCTCGCCTTCTAGCGGAGTAATTCCTTGGCGCTGACTGTCTGTACCTCTTCTAATGCGTAAACTCATTTGGTAACTCCTGATAATCTATTACTAACAGTATTTATCTTTTAGGATAGAATTACTTTCCTTTCTTTAGAAAGTGTTTTGTGCGTCTTTGCATGTCATATTTAACTTTTTTAGTGTTTATTCTAAAATCAACGTTTGCTATAACGTCCTCATACTGATCTAATAGTTCTTCCAATCCGTACTCAATATCTTCTGGAGTAGCTTCTTTGTTAGCATCTTTACCTAACTCAATAACCCATACTTTTCCGTCATTAAAAGTTACATAAACAGCATTAAGGTATTCAACAGGTATTGCATTAACGCTAATGTCTTTAAATATTTCTGGCCAGTGTTTAACTAAATCGGGGTGTAATTTTCCTTTTTTAGGCACTTTCTTTAGACTTTGTCTTACGCTTAGTTGGAACAAGTTCTTCAGCTTGTTCGCGTAGAGCTTTAGCCTCTTTAAACATTGCATCAGCTTGGCTTCTTAGGCTAGCCGCCATTACGTCATCAGTCATTGGCTGTTCAGCAGTATTTAATGCTTCGTCCATTGCAGTCATCTCAGGAGCTACCGTTACAGGTGCCGCAGGTGCTGGTGTTGCAGGTGCTTCAGCATTTGGATCCTTAACTGCAAGATCTGCTACTGTTACTCCTCTGTGATCAGCTACGATTTGATTAAGTTCTTTAAGATTAACACTAGATTGAAAATTAGGTGTCATTTCAATAGCATCAGTTGGCATTTTCATTAGTTTACCAGTTTGACTAAATCGTGCAAGCATATTAGAACCATCAGGTAACTTAGTTCTCATCATTGCTGATCCTAGTTCGTATTCATTTTGTCCAGTTGGACTATCAACTAGACTAATTAATACATCGTGATCACCTGCTTCAAGGCTCTCAGTCATAACAACTAAGCAGTTTAGTGGATCATCTGGGATAACTCTAAATGCTACGATTGCTTTTCTGTTATTAGTTTTTAGTCTACCAACATGTTTTATATTTTGCGCCATTTTATGCTCCTTCTGTTTTTGATTGCTGTTCGGCTACTGCCGCTAAGAAACCATCTAACTTATTATAAGTTTGGCCGATTTGTACCATTTCGTTTGGCTTGAACGCACCACGCGAACTAGCAACATCAATGATCATTTTTAATGCTTGTAAGTCTTGTACTGAAAGATCTGTTGCGGCCTGCTGTCCTTCTTTAGGTGCTTCCGTAGCAGATTCAATAGCTTGTTCAGACATCTGCTGTTCAACAGGTGCTTCTGTATTTGTTTTTTCGCTCATATTTTAACTCCTATACTATATATATGCGTACTTTATTTATTTGTACTTCAAAAGTGGACAAGCTAACATGAAATAACTTAGTTCTTTTGGCTCTTCAAACCCTATCTTTAGGGTATTTTTATAATTTTGATCAATAGTTGATCCTATATAATATCTTCCTTTAAGGTTATCAGTAACCCAATTTGACATAGCTTCTGTCAAGTTATAAGACATTGGCATAGTACAATACTCAAAGTGTGGGGGTGGTACTTTTAGTGTCCTTATTTTATATACGTTTAATGGGTTAGGTTCTTTAAGCAATTATGCCGCCTCATCATAGTGTACTGACATACCAAATGGACTTTCTAGATTCTTATCTCTATTTGAATGTATAACAAATAATGTCTCACAATAGTCCGAATCACCCCAACTATCCCAAGCATACCCGTCAGTAAACATAATAAATTTCTTTGGAACAATATCATTATCTTTCATGTATTTCCAGTTGCACATAAAGTCAGTGCCACCGCCGCCCATAAGCTCATAATCACGTAAGTCGTCACCTATAGCAGGACTAAACTCTTGTTCATTATAAACCTTAGTATCAAAACACCAAACCTTAATATTATAGTCGTCGTATTCTTCCATAATACCTTTAACTTCTCCTAAGAAGTCAGCACCTTGTGCATCACCAATTGATCCGCTCATATCAATACCAATACAAATATCAATAGTGTTATCAAAGTTCATACCTGGAATAATAGCATTAGTGTGCCAACCTTTACGTGACGGTCTTTGAAATGTAAAGTCATTACGTATCGTTGATTGAACCTGCTGACGAATAAGTTCACGCCAATTCATTTTAGGTTCTGTAAGCTCTCTAATCATACGTGCTATTTCGCCTGGTAAGTTACCTGCTCCAGCGGCTTGTGCAGAAGATATCATACTTTCTTTTATTTCGTCACGTATCTTTTTTAGTTGTTTTTTAGTATAGGTAGGTCGTCCTTTACCTTTTTCGCCTTTACCTTTGCCTTCTTTACTAGTACCTTCTTTACTAGAACAAGGTTTGCCACCGTCTGCTTCACCTTCTTGATCGCCATCTTTTTCCCAATCAATATGTTCGTCTAGTAATTGTCCAAGTTGTTTTAAATCTTCTTCATCATACTTTTCAAAGATATCATCATACACTTGTTCAGATGACCAATTCTCATATTTAAAGTCTTGGAATATTTTAATTTGAGTTACTACTTCACCTATGCTATCACGAACAAGGCAATTATTAACTAGATAATCACATGCAATATTATATATTGGTCCATCTCTATCTTCGCGTCTTACAATATGATCAAAAACACAATGTAAAATTTCATGTGCAATAACAAATTCAATCTGTTTGTTAGTTAACATATTAAAAAATTGTGTATTGTAATAAAGAGTCTTTCCGTCTGTTGCCGCAGTAGGGCACCAGTCATCACAATTTTTAACAGCCATACGTGTTGCCATATTACCAAAGAACGGGTGTCTTAATAGCAACCCTACTCGAGCAACAATTACTCGATCGTGTACATCTGCTCGCATTATAGCAAGTTCTTCGTCTGTAAGTTCTACTGGTGTAAAGCCTTTAGTATCTATTGTCATTGCCATGTCTCCTTATTACTTATACAGTATAGCATCGTTGTACTATAAGTCAACCGAAATGGATAGGTAGAGTGTAAAAGAACACTCTACCATATACATTATTGACCGTTTGCGGCCTGTATGTACTTTCCATATCGCTCATGGAATTCATCAAAACATTCAACTTCATCTGGATCGATTGGAAGTTGATATTGTGTAATAGCAAGGCGTATGCCCATTACAACTAATTCTGTTTCAAAGTTATCCATTGCAAATCGCAGGAAGTTATTAACTTTGTCATCAAACTTTTTATCGCCTTTGTCTGATGATTCTTTTAATTCATAACAGAGCGAAACCGTTAAGGAATACATGGCACTGATTTCTTTGGTTTTCAACTCTTTTATCTTACCTGCTAGTATTTCAGTTGGATTAGGCATACTCGCCGCAACCTTACGGTGAGCCATGAACTTGACAGCCAACCCTTCCCCAACTGTACCACTGAGTAAATCAGTGGTAGTTTCATCGTCATCGTCCTCGATTAAATCAGACGCAAAGGCCCAAGATCGAGGTGTAGCAAAAGCACGACTCGGTGAACGCGGATCAAAGTCGTATAGGTCCTTTTTAGCAAAAGTTAAGTAACCTACAACGTCTTTGTGTATATTGTTCTGTACTGCCCACTGAAACCAATCGTCAAAATCTACACGAAGTTCTAAGTGAACAAATCTATTTGCTAACGGAGCAGGCATTCTATAAGTAACACCTTTGTCAGCATCTCTATTACCTGCCGCTACAAGTAACACATTATCTGGTAGAGTGTATTGTCCTACTCTACGATTTAGTATCAACTGATAAGCCGCCGCTTGTACAGCTGGTGCTGCCGAATTCATTTCATCTAAAAATACAACGATCCATTTGTATTTTGCCGCTTCTTCCTCTGTAGGAAGTTCTGCAGGCGGTGCCCATTTCATTGTATTATCGTTTGCACTATAATATGGCATACCTTTAATATCTGTAGGATCCCATAGCGACAAACGAATGTCAATTAATTTACTATCTCCAAGATCGTCTGTAATTTGTTCAATTACTTCTGACTTACCAATACCCGGAGGTCCCCATAAAAATATTGGACGTTTTTTCTTAAAAGCTCTTACAATGCTTTTCTTTGCTCCGTTTGGAGTAACTTGACGTACTACTAGTTGTTCCATTCTGTGTATTCCTTCTCTAAGTTACAGTGCCTATGTCTAACTATACATATACTATAGCACCACTATTACTAAAGGTCAACCTTTATTTTGTCTATTTAATGCTTTTGTTATTCCATACTTACGAACATCTCCGGAAAAAAGACTTAGTTCGACAGCCTTTCTTTCGTCCGTTACAACCATTCCGTGTCGTCCTAGCCACCAAGGGCAGTCGATAAATTGATCTAACCAAATTAAAGCATTTGTCGTAAGTTCGAAGTCTTTTGGAAAAGGTACGTCATAAGTTGCTAACTGTACGTCATCAGTTAAAACTCGAATACCTTCATCAGTTAAACGTAATCCACCTGTTTCTTTTGATCTGTTATTTTGCCACCAAACAGGAGTATATTCTTTTAATGTTGCTTCACTAATAGCAATGTTTAACTGTTTTAAAAAAATTTTAGTGTATGTGGCTTTCCAGTTCATTCTTCAGTTACTACTTCGCCTGTAGTGAGTTTATGCACTGCAAAGTCTTCCGAGTCAAACATATCGTTTAACTTCTTAGCTAAATTATGTGCATGTCCTGGATTAGAGAATGAGACCTTTTTATACTTAGGTCCTGGATAGTTTGTAAGCATGTTAGAGCTTTTAAGATTGAATGGTTCGTTCTTGTAAAAGACTGACCATATTGCTTCTGCTACTAGCACTTGCTCACTACGGTATGTTTTTTTATTAATGTGTTCTAATATTACCGTAGGCTTGGGTCTACTCATATGCGTTCCTTCTAATTAACTACGCATATATTTATCTCTTTTAGACCATTAAGTTAGTAGTTTACTTCCAATTAGTACCACCGTCTAGTTGTACTTCTATATTATCGTCGGTGCTACCTTTATTTTCTTTAACAAACAGTTCTAAGTCACCGTGTAATCTTGCCATAACTATTCCTAATGTATAAGCAAGATTCTTAGACTGTTGCATAGTCAACTTAACTTCTCTAGCATTACTAGTTTCAGCACTTTTAACTTGTTGAATAAAGTTTTGTATTGAACTAGTATTTAATGGCTCAGAGACTGTTGACACGACTTAACTCCGTTCTCATTTCAATATCTGTCTTAAATGGACCACTATAGTTATATCTTTCGATAGTAATAAGTTTAGGGCAAAAACTTTTTACCCAACCTTTATCAAACTGTATACAATAGTATCCTGCACAGTAAAGACTTTTACTTTTGTTACTTTTTGTAAATAATGGTAATTTATTCTTTACGTCATACATTGGATTATATGGAACACAGCTAGTTGGATAGCTATGACATTCTTTCTCACCGTCTGGGGGTGCATCGCCAGCAGTCCAATTAACTTTACCTAACTTTTCTTTAAGTTGGTTAAAACTACTAAAAACTTCAACGCCATTAGCACAACTATAAGTATAACATTCTTCGGCGGCACTTAATGTACCTACCTTACTACCGTTCTCTTCAACGATCCAAAATTTACCTTTTAATACTTCTTTTGCTTTTATTGTCATACGGGGTACCTCGCTTGTAATGGTTCTGCAAATTGTTGTGCCTGGTCTGCAATACGTTGCATATCCCACTTAGCACAAAACTTCATAAGACGCATACCAACTTGTGTTACAGTCTTAGGAGTCATATGGTCTTCTACAACATCGTTAATGATGCTTCTAATGTTACCGGGTTGAGCAGTTAAGTCACAAAGGATAACATTACGTTGATAGTCATCAAGTACACGATGTTCTGCGCCTTCATGATCTACCCATCGTTGTAACATCATATTATTCCAGTTGTAGCCTTTTGTATCTTTGTCAGCAAATGCTTCAACAAGGCCAACTTTATTCTTAGTACCTTTCTTACGTACACCTGGGTATGCACTAAACACATTATCACTAGTGTCGCCTCGCATACACTTTTCAAATAACATAAAGTCAGGTTGCGGAGCAGGCTTTGCTTCTTTAGTTTTCTTGTCAATTACTGGCTCTAGCTTCTTATCATCAAAGTAACCTTCGTGTGTAATGATAGTGTTTTGTATGCCGTTATACTGTTTTACATTAGGTGCAATTAGTTGTGCAAAGTCACCGTCAGTACTAATAATAATATGATTATCGTTAGGATGTGCTTGTGTCCAGCCTGCAATAAGATCATCTGCTTCTAGTTGCTTGTGTTGCATAACAGTGCAGTTAGTTTTAGTACTAACAAAGTCTTTAAACTCGTCGAAGATTTCCCAAAACACTTTATCTTCTTCACTTTCTGTAACAGTCATCTTGTCACGTGCTACTTGCCTATTACGTTTGTAAGGTGCATAAAAGTCCTTGCGCCAGCTACGACCTTCTAAACAAAACACAACATGATCTGCATTAAAGTCTTTCCATGCCTTCTTAACACCTGCAAGAGTAATATGTAGTGCCATACCAACCTTAGTATCAATATCGCCACGTACTACATGCCTTGCACGAAAGAATGTATTTGCTGTGTCTACTAGAATATAAGTTGCCATTAGTTTGCCTTTGTGTAATTTATAATACTATTATAGCACCAGATCTGGCTGTTGTCAACCATCAAGTCTTCTCTCATCATTTAAATAAATTCCAATACAACAACATATACTCCGTATCCAAACATTGTCCATACTGGAATGCAAATAACCATGTTAGGATCATGGAAAAACTTAATTACTTTTTTCATATTATTATTCTCCGTTGTTATCCACATATTAAAGTTAAGCATTATATAAAAAACTATAACAATTGATGCTAACCCTAGTCCTAATATTATACCAGTACTCATTATGATACTTCACTTTTACCTTTGTCTATTGGTACTACATTAATATAGCCTGCATCTCTTGATTTGTCAAGTCCTTCTTCTTCCAAAAGTTGCGATACAATAGTCTTAAACCATCCATCGACAATTTCTTCATTTGTTTCACCGCTATAACCGGCGTCAAGTAGTTCTTCAATGAACTGATTATTCCAATCGATCTCAAAGAATCCGTTTCGAATGTTATCTGGATTAACTTGTGTATCAAGTACTGCTACCCAAGGCTTCTTATCTTTAGTTGCTTGTGCTTTTTCTTTTTCAAGAATAGCTCTACGTTGTTGTTCGTTGCTTAAATCATCTACAACTTTTTCTTTTTTGCCTTTAATCTTATCTAACCACTTCATCATATTCTCCTGTCTTACTTTTTGCCTTTTGTGCTTCTGCCTTCTTTGCAAGTTCAGCATAGTATGCATCAGTAGCGGCATTTATTTCATCAGCTGGTACTACTACATTTACTTGCCAATCATCTGCCTCTGCATCTTTTCTAGGAACATAAGCACCTGTACTATCTTTAGAATAATCAGAATCACCTGTCATAAAGTTGCCTCCTATCTTAAAGCCTTGTAATTGCAAAGTTTGTATAGCATTTTCTCTATCTCCAAAGCCACCAAAGTCATTCGGTAATGCTTTACGATCCCAAATAACACTGCCATCTTTTGCTACAGGAAAATATTCAATTCCTGCTGGTCCTTGTACTTTACCCGTCTTAGGATCTAAAATTTTATATCCGGCTATAGCTGACGTTGAAATAATACTCAATACTGCTATAATTGTTAATAGTCTATGCATATAATTCTCCTTATTTAAGTTCCTATTGCGTTACCAAACAAGTAAACATGTACACGAGCCGCTACATTATAACCACGTTTAAATGCTCTTTCTGCTACTGCTCCTGCACTTTCTTCTTGTTCTTCTGATCTTGCTCCAACTGGCATAACCCAAACAGGATAGTCAACTCCTGCTTCTCTAAACTGTGTAATTACAGTTTCCATTTCTTCCCATTGTTCATCTAAGTGTCCTACAACAAATTTTAGTTGCCCAGTTTTACTAACTTTATAGTAGTCTGCTACTATCTCAGGTTTAATTGCTTTTTCTGTTTTTTCACCTGCAACCGTCCATAACTTAGGACTAACACTAAAAAATAATTCTGTATCAGTATTAGTACCCCACTCCATAAACTCAGGACGTAATCGTTGTGTTCCGTTAGTTTCAAACGTCATACTACTCGGTACATTATTCTGTTTTACTAGTTCGTTGTGTATTCCTATAGTAGCCATTTGCCCTGTCACCATAAGAGGTTCGCCACCTGTAATACACAAATGTTGTTGTTGCTTACTTACTGGATGTAAAAACAATCCTTCTGGGTTGCTTTCATTTTTCATAATATCAACAATCTTATTTGCTAGTACTGTTGGAGTTTCTTGCCCCATTAGACTTTTAAACTTTTTAGCCCAAGTATAACTACTATCGCAACCTTTATCCCAAACTGGTAAATCTTCTACTCTGCTTACACTGGATACATCAAAGTCTTCAAACGGTAATTCATATGTATCAGGTTTAGTAGGAAACAGTTGTCCAAATCCATTGCATTGTAAATTGCATAGAAAGAATCGTATCCAAGCAGTAGGTACACCTGTATAATGTCCTTCACCTTGTATACTGTGAAATATCTCACTATAGTAGTATTTCTTTTCTTCTTTCATTACAACTCCAAATGTATAGCTTTATTATATACTATATTTAGGTCTTTGTCAAGTATTTTAAAAATTTTGTAGCTATTAAATGGTGAAATTGTTGATTATAATGTTCTTTATCGTCTGTATGATACTTGTCAGGATTAAGGTTCTTTTTCCTAAAGTATTCTTCTATGCTAGTTTTTGCTATTGTTGTAGCCTTTAACTTTCCGTAAAAGTCTAGCTCTTTTGGAAATTTTAGTCTTTCTCGCATTTGAAAAAGATATATTGGGATATTTCTATCCGCACACATATTATCCCATGTGTATACATCTTTAAAAAAATCACGTTGCTCTAAGTGTGTATTCAATTCAAAAAATGTTTTAATCTGCATATACGAAGCTTCTCGTATGTTAGGCTTTACTAGTCCATCCTGATAGTTAAAATCAATACCAGGAAACTTATCATAATCTTCTGCTATTGGTTTTTGATATAGTTGAAAGTAATCACCTACAGTAGTTGCATCTATATACCTATCACTAAGACAATCTTCAGATTGTCCCTCAAAGGTTGTAAATTGATCTATTGGAACAGTATCAGATAATAGCTTATCATTGTGTGCTAACATGAATCTATTCATGCTACTTAGAAGTACAAATACTTCGTCGATATCGTCGTACTTCTTAAACATACTTCCTAACCAGTCCGAGTATGCTCTATTGTTACTACCTGGCATTGCATATACTATAACATTTTTATTATGTTCTTTTGCATATAGCTCTGCATAGTTGTTATCTTGCCATACACTAAAACTACCAGGGCCTATTTGCCCTGGTAGAGTATCGTATCCACATGTATGACTATCACCTAAGAATAGTGTTCTAGCCATTAAAGTATTTTTCAATCATGTCAAGTCTGTCGTCTGCCGCCGCTAATTTATCAAGTTCTGCTATCACTGCTTCAGTAACATCTGAGTGTTCACCAATACCTGCTGGCATAGTTTTATAAACTTCAATGTTTGCTAAATGAACTGCAACTTCGCCTTCTGCTTGTTTCTTAGCCGCATTAATCATCATTTCTCCGACTTTCATCCTTGTTCTTCCTTTCTATAATTGCCCTTACTAGGAATAACATGTCGCACTCCTCCTCTTGGGTCTTGCATATCCCCGTTCCTTCGGGGTATTAAATGGACGTGGGGGTAATCAACCGTTTGTCCTGCGGCTGTGCCTACATTCTGTCCAATATTAAACGCTTGACAATAATCGCGTTCAACCCAATCGTAGCCCCATTTATATGCGGCTTCGAAGCATGCTGTTAAGTGCTTCCAGTCTTCTACTTTAGGCACAAAAAGAACATGTCCTTCTGTTACAGGATACTTGTCTTTGTAAACTGTAAATTCTTTTGTATCAATTAATACATCGGTCCAAGGTTTATTCATTTGCTTGTTCCGCTGTTATTGAAAGATTAAAACTAATAGTTACTCTTTCAGTATCTTGCTTTTGCTCACCAACCATATGTTGTAAGTATGCAGGAAATATAATTAACCTTCCTGTCTTTGGTTTAATACTAAATTGCGTAGTTGAATATGCATTAGTTTGTATGTTATTAGCCCAAGGCCAATTACATTCTTTATTTTTATCAATAAAACTTAATACACCATCATTCTCGTCAGCTTGTACATAATAAACACCACTCCATGTACTAGGAATATGATTATGTGGAAGATGTGTGCTATATAATCTATTAATACTAAACCAGCTACCGGTAAACATTAGTCCGTTATTAAGTCCTATAGTATTGTTTGCTTCAAACCCAACATCAAAGATAAAATTACATAAATCTTCTAGCTCTGGGCGATTAATAATTTGTTGTTCTGGATTATAATTTGTATACCCTTTTGCACTATAAATATGAGGGTTTTCATCTTCATCTTCAATACTTCGTAGTATTGGCATAATAGTTTTTCTTAACTCTTCACCTTTTTCAAACTCAGCACCAAAAATAGGAACTGGAAAAAGATCCATTCTATCAATATTATCCATATATGCCTACACTTTCCCAAGGATAAACTAACCAGACGTCTTCCTCAGATTTGTTAACTTCGTGACAAGTGTAAGCACAATGCTCTGTAAATTCACTTGCTAAATTATCTGTTAGTGTAGCAAAGCGAACATTATTGTTCCATACACTTTGCCATTTGTCGTCGTTTGGCATACATCCTGATTGCCAGTCTTTCATAATCCAATTAAATGTAGCACCAGTATCGTTGATATCGTCGACAATTAAAATATTCTTGCCGTGATATGCATCTTCGCCCATCCACAAATTGCTTTCGCTTTCACTAGTATCATCACGTAAACTTACTTTAATTGCTTCGCAACGTATGCTAGTCATATTACTAATAATCGTAGCAGGCACATTACCTCCTCGGGTAATACCTACGATGTAATCAGGTCGGAAATTATCAGCATACATCTGTAGTACAATACTAGTACACATTGATTCTACATCATTCCAACTATAGTAATGTTTTTTAATCATTTTGTTTTCCCTTCCAGTCTTGGAATACCATTTTATATATTGTTCTAAAATTTTCATACGCCTTATCTAACGCAGGATAATCTTTGCACATTTCTTCAATTTGATCAATATAATATACTACATCATCAGCATGTTTAAGTGTATTAGATGATGTAAATGTAACATCATGAATACAACTTCCGTGTACAGTTGCTCCCGGATTATATGCTGAAGTGTCAATTGTAATTACATCGTCCTGATTATCAATTAAATTACTAAAGTCATAAGTAGGTGTAGAATATGTTAGTCCACCTGTAGATGGAGTAGAACTTATAGTAATAGTATAGTCGTCATTACTCATTTGATATAGTCCTGTAAAGTTTTTCGCCACTAAAGAATTCTTTGTTAAGTGTATTTACTTGTTTACGTATTGCAGGCAAGTAGTCATTATAGTTTTCCATATATTCTATAATCTGATTTACAACATTATTTTTATTTTGAGAGTATGCTTTGTAAGATGTCGTCCATTCGCTTGGATATTTAAATTCAGGCAATGCCATTTCACTGTAGCTTAGTCTATCTGGAACCATAGGTATAGCATCAACTAATGCACCTTCGTACCAGCTAATGCCAAGTGTTTCTTGCAAGTTAGCACTAAACACCATCTTAGCTTCGCCTAGTAAATTATGATATTCATTTTTTGTAAGCATTTTCTCTTGACAAACAATAAATTCATACTGTGGAAGAGAAGATCTAAGATCATGAAAAATATCTACTTGTTTTTCAGGTGCAACTCTATGTGGAAAAAGTATAATGTCACGTTTTTCCATGCCTTGATACTGTTGTAAACTACCCTTTAAATATTCCATAGGCCAACCTACACGATTTATTTTGTCCCAGTCTATTGCATAGTCTTCGTCAAATACGTCTGTAAACATATCAATATGAAAGTCACTTGCAAAGAAGTTATCATCATAACATTCAAACATTGACATTTCAGCATGTCTTACCCAAGGCTTATCGCCTATGAGTCTACCTAAAAAATCCTGCGGATCATAGCTACCTGCATGCCAGAGACCACCAATAGTAATATCAACACCCAATAGTTCTGCCATATACCGTAATTGAATAACTGTAGGATTCCAGGCATCGGTATAGAGAAAATAATCACCATCCTCAATGACTCCATTACAAAACATAACTCCTATCTTTTCAAGTTGCTTACTTTTGTAAACATTGGTACCACCAAAGTTAAGAAATGCCCCAGGCGTTGTAGCCTGAGGAGTTTCTCCGCCACTAACAACTTCTACATCTTCATTTGTAGACCGTTGAAGTTGCTTAGGAAGGTGTTCTTTCCATTGCTTGGTATAGCGTGTATCAACTGCTTCGATATCTACAATGTATATAGTCATTAGTTCTTCCTTAAATTTTTACGGGCTTTAGCACGTAACCATCCTTGGTATTTGTTATATGCAATCCAAACAGGTGCATCTTCTTTATAAAGATCTTTCTCATTAAAGACCTTTCCTTCAAAGCGACAGTAGTCGCGTAATTTATCCAAGTCATTAAATACTCGATTGTAAGCATTACGATTAAATTGAATAGCCATTTTTGTTTCCTTTTAATAGCTAAGTTGCGGGATAATAAATTGAACAGCCGTTTTCGCCATCTTCGGCAACGTCAATCTCTACAAAGCGGCCTGGGTACTTTGTATTGATTTCTTTATATAAGTCATCTGCAATCATTTCACAGCTCTTATGATCTAGTTGTATTACATCTTGTGCATATAACCTTTCCATCCATCTTTTAAATTGTATAAACTCGATATCACGATCATTATGAAATACTTGAATACGTACTTTAAAATGGAAAATATGTCGATGAGCAATACCTAGAAATGATACATCATCCCAATCACCTGTTGCCAGTTTAGGATCTTTATCTGCTCCAGGGTATAAGTGAACTCCTTCTTTTCTAAAGGTTACCCAAATACTTCTACTTGCTTCATCTGCTTTCATTTTTGCATCCTCTTCTCTCATTCTACGACCCATATATTCATAATAAGGTTCGTGTTGTTGTGTATTTGAATCTTCTAACATAGTACTATTATACTTTCATTTAATTACTTTGTCAAGGCCATATTTTGTCCAATCTGTGAACTTTTTTCTGTCCATCAAATCGTGCAAACTATGACACCAAACACCTGGATTAGTCGCTTTAAAATCTTTGTCATCAATTTTAATCATAGTGTTATAATTCCACTGTTTTATATAAGGCAAAGGAATACGTAGTTGTGGAATAAAGTTTTCATATTCTGTAAGGCCACCTTCGAGGAACTCTTCTGCATATTGAATTGGAATATCTAAACTACACAACGTATCTTTTTTTAGAAAATACCTAATCATAAATTCCCATTCATCCCATTCAGGATTTTCAGTTGGTGCAAAACTATGATTAGCACCAAAGAAGATATGTTCGCAGTGTTCTTTTTTATAAAACTTTTCAATTTCTTTTGGGTCTTGCAATCCTGTTACAAATAATGTTTTCATTCCGTATGCAGGAGTTTTTTCAACTTCTATTCCTGTAAAGAACATTGGTGTATCACTTACACCATTTTCATAATCTCTTTTCATAAGTTACCATTTCCTAACATCTTCAGTTCGTTTTCTAATCTGTTGATTTCGTCCTTGTACCAAAGTTTTTTAGTCTTTAAAACTCGAATTTCTCGATCCGAATTAAATGCTTTTCCTAAGTCTGCTACTTCGTGATCTAGTGTTCTATGCTTCTTATATAATTCTTGTAAGTGTACAACAATTTTATCGTGTGCATCGCTATAGTTACCCATACTATATCTCCCAAAGGCTATTGTCCATTACAGGTTTATATTGTTCTTTAGTTCTTTCCCATACCTGCATATCTTCGTCACTAACCATAGATTCAATATCTACTGTTTCGTAATGATTTTGAAACTGTGTTTCTGCATTTACAATACGTTTTCCGGTATTGCCTCTAGTTCCAATAATAGTATCAAAGAATTTAGAATATGCATCAAGTATTGCATTTGCATCATCACGGTTGTCTGCCATAAAGACTGCTTCTACAATATCTTTAAACTTTAAACCATCACGTTCTCTTACTAACATCTTAGGATTAACGCCTGCGTCATACTGTCTATTAGCTTCTTGTACAGCATTAATATGACTCCATACGTTATGACCCATCTGTATAGCATAACTAAAGCTATCCCAGCTAGTTTTGCCTTCTTTGCCTATCTTGTTTAACATTCCAGGACCATAATGACAAATGTCTTTTGCTTCTAGTCCATCTGTTACAGGAGAGTCTTTAAAGCTAGTATGTTTTCCTTCACGTACAAATGCTTGTGCAAAAGGCGTAGTATCAGTTGCTAGTGCTTTATCGTCAATACTAGGAACCATTCGATAGACCCACTTTGATTGGGATTGTGTTTCTAGCTCGCAATAAATTTGTCCGTTAGCAGTTGCTAAGAAAGGACTAGCACAATCAAATGTAACCATAAAGTTTGGATTATGATACTTACGTACTGCACGTTGTATATCAGTTAGTAACGTAGCCCATTCTAGCTTACTTGTACCTAAGAAGTGCATAACGTCATGTATGCCCTGCTCCAGTAGTCCGTCAAACCTCAATGCAACTAGACGTTTAAGAACCAAATGCACATCACACATGTTCTGACCACCCATTGACCACCCATTAAAATGGTTGTCTGGATACTTAGTTGGATCACAATAGTCTTTCATCTGCTGATACCAATCTTCAGCGTCAGCATGATTCTCGCCTTGTAATACATTTAAGAACTTACAGGCACCTGTTCTGTGTTTCATCCAGTAGTCGTTGTTAATACGTGTAGCATTAACAGCTTCTTGATATGTACTAATACCTGTTGCTTTTTGACCTGCTGGCGAACGTGCAACCCAGGCTGGAATATCAAGTATCATTCCATAATCCATGTATGCATCCATCCAACGTAGAACACCATCACGTTTCTTTTGTGCTTTAGGACAATTAGGATCTTTCCAATCGCCTTCCCAAACACCTTTACCAATTTGGAAACCACCACTATCGCCAAGTAGCCAAGTATTTTCTCTATCGCGATTACGTACCATATCTTCTTTAGGACTATGTTTATTAATATCTAACTCTGCATGTCCTGCAGAGTATAAACACCATTTATAAGTAAACTGTCCTTGTTGCTTATTAAGATAGTTAAGACTTTCCATTCCATTACTAAAATTACTAGGCATTCTAGCAGTGTCAACATAAAGACCTTTAACAGGATCAGGAAAACGTTGCTTGCCTATGTATGTCGCATAAAAGCCGCTCAATGCTGGCAAAAAGTGTGCGTAGTCGTTCTGTGCTGTTGTTAAGTCTTTATTCATTTATTTGCTCTGTGCTGGTAAAATGTAATCGTATTTTGCCATGCCGCTATCTACACTAATCTGCATAGCGCCTTGATCACTAATGCTCATAGTTGCATCGCCATCTAAGTTTAAGATACTTTGTACTTGTGCTACTGGCCAACTCCAAGTATGTGTAAGTGTACCACCAACTGCATGCTGGAATACAAACTCACCTGCGTGTGTACTTGCATCACCAAAGCTAAACACTAAGTTGTCGTCTACAGTTTTTACATTAAATGTAGGCTCTTCACTATGTGCCGCACTTTGTAGCTTCATACGTTGAATACTTGCCATGCTAGGTTGAAATGTAACATTCCAACTTGCGCCTTTAAACTTAACAGTTTTTAGTTTCTCTTCAATAATTGCTTTGTTCATAAAGCGATAATCATTCTGAAAGTCACCTGCCGCATTTTCAAAGTGAATGTGTGTAGGAATAGTTTCGCCGTTACGTTCTGCTTTAACTACATCAAGTTTTGCATCTTTTTGATACTCGGGGTTCTTTAAATGCAATGCAAGTTTATCTAAGTTAGGCATACCAAATGTGCCTTCAAATTCACCAACTGGTGTATGTGTAGTTGCACCTAAAATAACACTTCTGTCTTCAGCCATAGACTCAACAGTTGTGCTACTATCGTTTGTTACCTTAACTAGGCTAAGAAAGCCTAGTGCATGTGTATGTGCTACCACGTCTTGTAATATATCTTTCATGTATATCTCCATTCTCTGTTTATTATAACACTTAAACTATTGATTGTCAACAGTTTTTCTTATCTGTTTATTATAATCTACTGCTATTCTAAGTATATTTAGATCATAACCATATTTCTCTGCTGTTTTTAGGAAAGCAGATGTATCCTTAGGAAAACAATGTCCTCCCCAACCTCTTTCTTCTGTAACCATACTATGATCATCACCTATCCGTTTGTCTAAGCATAGTAAGTCACGTACAGTTTCAAAGTCTTGATTTGTTAGTTTACAAAAGTCGTATATTTGATTAAAAAAACTTACCTTAAGGGCAAGAAAACTATTTTCTGCATACTTAAGAGTAATTGCTTCAGGAACAGGACAGTTATAAATTCTTAAGTCTGACCAACATACTTGTTTTTTGAACCAGGTATTCCAAAATTTTGTGTCTTCCTGTTCGCCTGCAATTATAGTATATGCCATATTCTCGAAATCTTCAACTGCTGTTTTTGCTCTTAAAAATTCTGGATTAAAGCACATGCTTTTATTAGGAAAAGATTTTTTTAGAAATTCCCAACCTTCTAAACTAATAGTACTTTTAATTAAAATAGGTACGTTTGGTGCTTTCTCAATTACTTGGTATACATTATCAATATTACACGAACCATCTTCGTTTTGAGGCGTTGACACACATACTACAATTCCCTGGGGATGTATTTCATCATGATAATCATATAAGTGACCTTTTGCAGGATCACTTATACTAACTTCATTTGTTGTATTAACTGCTTTATCAAAAGCATAACCTACAAATCCATAACCTACTACTAGTATTCTCATACAAGTTCCTTTAGTTTAGTCCATGTATCTTTCCAATCGTGTACTTCAACTGCAAACCCTAAATCATTATCTATTATTACTTTTTTCAAAGGGTAATCATTACCATGTACATCCATTCTGTCTCCGTAAAAATGTAATGTATGATTAGGGTCAAAATCATTTACTATTTGACTTTTATCAGAACCTTTAGGACTAATGTCAATACCAGTTTCTCCACCCGGTCTTGCAATTAGTTCTGGAAAGTCTAAATTAAATAACTCTGCAATATAATCACGTTCGTTGTTTTTTGTATCATGCTTTACATACAGTTTTCTTTCACCAATTGTAGCATTACGACCAACAACACTAAAGTTTATCATACCTGATCGTTCTTCAATATGCAACCCTGTACGTAACGGAAATGTACTCTCTTCTAATTTATCTTGTAACCACGATTTAACGTGCATAGGTATAGTCCAGTCGTTAACTTTAATTAATTCGGAACCTTTCCATACCTCACTACCTGAACAGTTATAAACACGTTTAGCCATACCATAAATTACGTTGCCTATTTGTTCAACTGTTTTAGGTTTGTCACTACCTGTAACAAGATAAACATGATGCAGTGTGCAAAAGTCAAAGAAGAACTGTGCAAACTTTTCGTCTATCTTTCCACGACTTGGTGTTAGTGTTCCGTCTACATCAAATATAAACTTATTCATCTTTATCCTCTATACAGACTGCAATTTCACCTGTTGTAAAGTTTTCCATAAGTTGATCTCTTACAATTTCACAACTTGTTTTAGTCTTATACTCATTAAATAATGTCATCTTTGTATCTGCATCTCTAGCATAACCTCCTTCGGTTAATGTAAAACTTATTACAAATAATAACCAGTTCATTCGCACACCCTTTTTCTTAAGTCACTTGTACTAAAACGGTGATCTCTTTTATTAAAGTATAGTTCTATATTTCTTCCTTGGCAATGATTTTTACCTGTAAAGTCTTTCTCACGATATTCTTCTCCTAGGATACGTACATCAAGTGGATACATAGTTAGAATATCTACTAAGTCTTCTTCAGTACCATACGGAATAATCTCATCTACATACCCAACTGCTTTAAGTTGTGTATATCTTTCAACAATAGATTGTACTGGTGCGTTCTTATCTTTACGGTCTTGACTAGGATCAACTTGTAACCCGCATATAAGATAATCACATTGTTCTTTTGCTTCACGCAACATTATAATATGTCCTGCATGTAATAAATCAAATGTACTACATGTAAATCCTACTCTCATAGTTTTTCCTTTCGTAATTCCTTTTTCTCAAGACTAAGTTTATCTTTCATACTCATTAAATAAGCCGCAACGGCTAGTACTGCAATGGCACCTGCTTCAGCAATAAGCATCCACGGGTCAGCTTCTTTTGAATGTAACACAATAAGTCTACAAAGAGCTGTCATTGCAATTATAATTGGTAGTGTAACCGGTATTCTATTACTAATATAAAATGCTCCAACCATTCCAATAATTTCTGCATAAATGAATAGTAGGAACAAGTCACCTAATTTTACTGTTAAGTTTATTACCATATTATAAATGTCTATACCTGCGGCAAACATTGTTAGCATACCAATTATAGCTAACAATAACTTTTCACTATAGAGTGTTGTCCAGTGTAACCCACTGTTTACTTTTTCTAAATCTAATCTTTCTAATAACTTTTTCATTAGTGTTTCCTTTTACCGTCAAATACACAAACAAAATACATTTCGTCTGCACCTGCATGTACACGATGAAATACGCCATCTTCAATTAATACAACATCGCCTGGCTTTACTCTTAAAGTGTTAATATTATCTTTTTGTGCTAGTTCTATTGTACCTTTGCCTTCAATAAAATAATATACTTCTTCTTGACCTGGATGTTTATGTCCTGTTGTTGATTTGTTTGGTTGTAGTCGAGTGCTACTTAATACTAGATTTTTTAATGTTGTATTATCTTTTACAACATATCTTGTATCTTCTTTAACAGTTTTTCCGCCTATATTTTTAATATCTAGTTTCATTTACTCTCCAAAATCAAACAAACTAGTAAACGTATTGTGTCTTTTTGTATCCTCTAATGGATAGTTAAGCACACCAATTAAGTTATCTAGTTTGTTATCAATAATAGTTTCTGCCATTGCCGCATCATCAAATGGCAACTCTTTGAACCAATCAGGTATATGTAATTCATCTGTAGGATACGCTACACTAGTATATCCTAATGGATTTTGCTTTAGTTTACAAACAATAACCTTCATACCATCAACAATTTCCTGTGAATACTTGTCGCCGTTCATACGTTTAAGTGTATTCCAGTTAATACTTGCTCTAACATGTCCGGGCATATTTGCTTTACCTTGTTTTTCTTCAAGCCTTTGATAGTGTCCTACTTTATTTGCACGTTTAGGCGATCCTTTTTCATAACCAGGTCTTTCGCTAAACTCCTGTCTAAACATTGTAATTCTATCTAGTATTTCTTGTTGCGGAACATCAGTAAGTACCATAAGTAATAGTTCGCTTAGAAACTGTTGCATAAAAACAGGTGTATCCGACCTACGTAAGTCTAACCCCATAGCTTTTACTTTACCGGGCTTGCCGTCTACGTCAGTTCTAAAACCTTCGATGTCTGTAACTAGTGCCGCATAACGTTTCTTAGTAATAAACAAACCGCTTTCAGCTACAATTTCTCTAGCCGCCGCAATAACATCACTTCTACTCTTTGGACAATGAAATGACTTTTGCATCATGTCTGGAAATGTTACGTTTGCCGCTTCGCATACTTGATCATAAAGTGTAATAACATTCTCTTTACTCCAAGGAATCTTGCCCGCTTCAACTTCAGCTTTCATCATAGGCCATGCACTAAAGTAACAAGAGTCAGTATCGCCATAAATCATTGCATCACCTGTATGATCATAATCACCTGTAATAGTTTTGTTAACTTCGGCACTCATATGCTTAACAATAGTTCTGCCTGTTAGTGTAGTACTCTGCCCAATACGTTTGTCAAAGAATCTACAACCTGGATTAAGAATAGCACCATACAAACTATTCAAATTAATCTTCTTAACTAACTGGCGCTTATCCCAATACTCGATCTCTGCCGCATTACCTGCATCCTTTGCTTTTTTAAGCATCTTCTGCAATTCTTTACGTTCACTATACCAACGTTTTAAGATACCTGGAATAACACCTTCAAACTCTGTAGTAAAAATAGTACCATTAGCACTAAGCATCCAAGGATTATTACTATCAAATATTAGTTTGTGTAGTTCAGCACCGCTCATTACCACTGTTTCACCGTTTTCAAAGTCTACATTAAGTGAAATATCACGTTTCTTCTCCATAACAACATCGTATTCTTCTGTAGCAAAACGTCCTTCCCAGCTTCCGGCAAAACTCTTCTTCTTTAGACCCATATCTTCATGTACACGAGCATCACTCGTATCCGGACGTATCTGACCTATAAGAGTTTCTGGAGCCATATTCAATGCACGAATAACACTAGGATACAGTGAATTCAAATCCATTGATCCAATCCACTTATGTAGTCCTTTTTTAGGAAATGCAACATAAGCACCTGCCGCTTGTGTATTCTCATCATCACGTTTTTTTCGATTAGGTACTTGTAATCCTCTATGATGTGCTTCGTTAACGATTGCTTGTTCTGTAACTGCTACTGCACCCATAGTGGTCTGTAGCAAAACAGTGTTTGCATGTGCAAGTTCATTACTAAGATCAATAAATCTTAGTTTTTTGTCCAACTTGTCCAGTAGTGCGGTATCTTGTATGTTGTATTCAATGAACTTTCTAAAGTCATTATTGTACAATGCGTCCAAAGTTCCTTCATAAGGTACTTTGTTCTCGCCAACTTCAATTTCGCCAATAGCATCAAGTCTGTAACTGTGTCTTTCTTCATACGTGTATTTACGATATAAATTCAAACTATCTAAATGCACTCTGCCTACTAGGTCATAGGTTTCCGCTGTTTTCCCATACTTCTCAAACTCACGTTTCTTAGGAAGTTGTCCCCATAAACAAAAACGTCTTGTATCATCTTTGCTTAATACACGGCTTGTTCTATTTACAGTATAAGGAATATCATATCCTTCACTGTTCCATCCTGATAAAATATCAGCATCTTCAATTAGTGTTAAGAAAGTATCAATCATGTCACCTTCTTTTTCATAAAGCATTACATTGTCAATGCCTTCAAGTGTTTTCTTTGCTTCTTCCATAGTAAGTGTCTTGGGAGGAACAGCTAAACATATCATTGTCTCGAGCCATTGCAAGTATACACTGATACTTGTAATTGGCATAAAAGGATCACTTGGATCAGCAAAGCCACGCTCTGGATCAAAGTCAGTTTCAATATCAAAAAACGCAATGTTTAGTTTGGGTGCATCTTGGTTAAGATAGTTTTCACTTAGGCATTGGAATATAGGATTGATATCGCTTTCAAAAAGTTCCTTGTCACGATTAATAGCAACTTCTTTTCTAAAATCTTTTGTATTTTTACTTACAATACGACTTAGAGGATCGCCATAAACACTTTTATACTTGCCTCTTTGATCTTTATAATAAAATGTATATTTTACTGGATATTCGCGGAAAACTTTCTTTCCGTCTTTGCGTTCAACTACCTTGATCTGGTCGTGATCTCTGTCAAACAGTGCGTCTACGTAACTCATTTTGCTCCTTCGTTGCTTGTGGCCAACGTGCCTTCTACATGCCGATTATACAGCGTCTTGTTATTATTATAACATGTTTATTTAACTGCGTCAATGATTATTTTTAACAGTTTCTGGTTGCCTTCTTTATTATAATGATTTTCATTGCCTTTGTGTGCCTGCCAAAACTCGCTAAAGTCTAAATGGTTATCTTCCACAATAAACAATTTAGCAACTTCTATGTGAGACATACTAATATACTTTTTTGTTGCTAATATATTATTAATTTCTTTACGTAATAAGTGATATATGTCACACTGGTATTGGTCATCATAGTGATATTTAAAATAACTCTTAGCAGAAGATAAGCTCGAATTAAAAAGACTAGTTCTATCAATATCGTTGTATAATAAATCACAGTCTTTATGTAGTCCTTCTTTATGTAACGGATGGTTTGGTGTATGCACCCTACTAGGACTTGTATGACTTACAATAAAGCAGTCATAATTATCTAATTGTTGTTTTTGAATTTGTTTTAAGATTTTGTATTCGCTAACTCCGGCCTGGGCAACGTTAGTTACGTTAAATTCTTTTGCAAGTAACTTAACCCAGCCATTATTGCCCGACCATTGTGCCGCAAAACTGTCTCCAGCAACTAAAATTTTCATAGGAATAATTGTACCAGTGCATATAAATTCATAGCAGTAAACCAGCTACAAAGTAGTATTACAAATGCCGCTTGTCTAATAACTGCACTTATAACTCCTAACACACTTCCTATAAGATACATAGGAACAAATAGTTTAGTAGCAGGATCAAGTATAGTAAAACTAAGTATTGCACTAGCCGATATTAAGAAAACGGCTTCAACCATTTCGCAGTAAAATGCAACAGGACTTAACCTATGACTTTCTTTAAAAAAGGAGGTAACCTTACTAATCACTTATCTTTACCTACCGTTACAACTAAGGTTTCTAAGTCATCAAATTCATCAGCAACTCTTTCCCAGTCACCTTTTTGTGCAATTTTGATTGCTTTATTAATCATTGCTGGCTTAATATCAAGTTCTTCTGCTACTGCTTTTACAGTATCTTTTAGTCCAGCTTGTAGATCTTCTACTTCTTGCAGTACAGTCACGCCTTCGTTAACAAGACGTTCTAGCTTTGCTTTTTCTTCAGCACCATAGGTACGATCACTCATTTCAATCTCCAATAAAGTATAACAGTTTATATTATACTGTGTATTTAGGTAATTGTCAAGTGTTTTATTTTATTATTGGTTTGCGTGTTTTGCCGCCATATGGGCTTTGTACTTTTTAGTACCTTTTTTATGGGGACTTTTACCTTCAGAGGCTTGTGTTAGTTTTTTTACTAAAGACTCTTTATAAGATGAAGTTATCTTTTTCTTACCTAGTATTTTATCTTTAATTTTACCTTTGGCTTCTTCGCCGCCGCCCTCACGTCCAGCTTTTTGTAACTTTTTCATGCCTTCTTTGCCATATTTTTCATTACCAGTGTGGGCTTTTAAAGCGGAGGACATTTCAGGAATACTATCATCGTTGCAATTACAATGTTCGCAGTCTGCTGAACATCCACAATCTTCTCTTTTAACGTCCGACCCACAGCATTTATCTGAACAATGTGTGTCTTTTTGAGACTCAGCTATTGTTTTATTTTCTGCCATTGGGCTTTCTTCGTAATCTAAGTGATGATACACACTACCAATCATGTCTGCTGACTTAGTAATTTTAGATTGTACCCAACCCTCTAATCCTTCTGCTTCGCTAACACGTTTTAGCATATCGTGTAATTTTACTGCATATTTTGCTAGTTTGTATAGCTCTGCACGGGCCATTTGTACTTCATGGTCACGTTCGGCAATATCTGCTAATTCGCCTAACCCTTCCATTACTTCTTTTTTGTTCATCTTAAAACTCCGTTACAATGTATTTATCTTTTTATAGCCTTACCGCCCATGACGTTACTATTCTTCATGTCTAATGCATTCTTTGCTGTACCATCTGAGTTAAGTTTTTGTGGTGCTTTAGGTGCACCATAACGCCCTGCTTTTGCAACATTACGTTTAGCACCAACTACACTTGAAATACTAGCTACATTTCCGGCACTAGTAGAACCTTCTGTTGCTGTTTCGTTAATAAATTCATCTGCTCTCATTATTTGCTCCTATTCGCACTTGCAATATCCGCATACATCGTTTGCACACTTTTTACATATGCCGTCACCGTCACAGTGACATGGGTGTCCGCAACTTTTGCATTTTTTATCGTTCTGTTGTGCTCTTGTAGTTGTCATTTACACCAAATAATTTACTTTCTTCGTACTCTATATACTTATCATCTTGAACAACTATTTCAGTACTATTAGTAAAGGGATGAGGACACATTAATGTAACCCAAAGTCCGCTTTCATACACACATGGTTGAGTATATATTCCGTTTACTATACTCATAATGATTTCCTTTTTTCTCTAATAGCTTCTTGTAAGTCTAATATCTGTTCGTTCTCAATTAGCTTAATAATAGCTTCGTTTACTCCGATTTCGTGTTGTATCATACCAAGTTTCTTTATACATTTGTCTAGCTCTTTCGTATAAAAATCAAGTTCTTTTTTCTTTCTAGCACGTTGATCGTATATATCGTTAAGATCAATGATAAGTTTATTTTTACTATTATGCCCTATAACTCCGGTCATTTAAGTAATTCTCCGTTGTCATACATTCGCTTTAGATCTGCATTTGTTAAGTCTACACGAAAACTACAACCTAATATAAACCTATCTTCTTTTGTTTGATTAGTAACACCGTGCGGTATACGTGTATCAAAACAGATAGGAACAGTATAACTAATTTGTTCCTCTATTTCACTATGTGGATAAAATCTACTTTCAGGTACTACATCAAACTGTTGTGATGGAGAAATAACGTTAACTGGTTCAGTCCATTCGTAATGGTCTAATGAACTATTTGCAAAGTCTCCAACAATAGGAATATTAAGTGTACAGCCGCTTTCATAATCAGTATGCGGACCTATAATATTATTTGATTTTACTCTATTATAGTTTACTCGAACAATAATATCTACCGCATTTTGAAAAGTATTATCTAAGTAGTCTAGTGTATCGTCGTCGGGTAACCCGACAAAGAACTTGAAACGTCCTGTTCCGAAATGACCCCAGCTTTCACATTGGTCATGTACTTTTTTAGTGAAAAATTCTTTGTCTATTTTAAGGTCGGGCAATAAAAAATGTTCTAGCATTGGCGCTCCTTTGCTATATTTACTATTTTTTCTTGCGGCCTGACTTCATATTGGCACACCAGTGGTACATCTTAGCTTTTTCTCCACTTGCATTTTTTGCCTGTTTTCTTAATTTAGTAACAGATCCGTTACAACTTGCACCAGACTTCTTTACTCTACCTGGTTTGCTTTTGCCTTTTTTCTTACCGTCTGCAAAGTTTTCGTCTAATTTACTTGCGTCTATATACCANACTTTTGCTTTGCCTTCTGTACTAATAAGTCCTATAAGTCGTGTGTTGCCTGCTATAAGTTCTAATTTACCGTTTGGCATTTTCATCACAATAGGCATTTCTATTGTACCTGACTTCATTGCTTTTTTCAATCTTTCAACTTTTTCAGGTTCTAAATCTGCAAGTGTCTCTGATCCATCTGCGCCAGTGTTGCCTATCTTCTTTACAATATTACTATTTACATTAGCAACTTTACCAGTCTGTGCTAATTCTATCCATCCATCTTTACCTAACTTGTCTAAGAACGGATAGCGATTTGCTTCTTCCCATTCTATATCAAACTGTGGCTCAGCAAAGTTTTCAGTTACACTGCTTTCGTCTACATGTGCATCATCACCGTCTTTATCAGCNTCTTGTGTNTTATAACCNACACGCTTAAGACCTTTTTTAAGATGATCTTTTTCNTTNTTACCACCATATGGTACAATCATTACATCTGGCTCATCTCTGTTTCCNTCTTTTGGAGCATCCTTTAAATTAGAAATAGTTTTACCTACTCTTATAAAATCATATGCTGTATCTGACTTTGTTAGAAATGTATTCTTTGGATTTGGAATAGCCGCGCCTTCTTGAGCTGATACTTTTTTCTTAATTGATTTTGCTGTACGCTCAAACTTATGATCTTTGTGTTTGAATCCTATTCCTCCAGCGGCTTCCCATTTAGTAATATTTACACCATAATCGTCAATAAGAATATTAGATGTGCCATCGTCATTTTTAGCATATTTTGCTTTATCATGAGTAATAATAATATCTTTAGGAAGGAAGTTTGATAGGTTCTTTTTAATCCATTGTCGTTTATGAGGTTCGCTATTAGGATCTCCAGGCAACGGACTACTTAATATAGAGTATTCGCCTTTTACTTGTGCAATTAATGATAATAGATTATAGGCATTTTTAGTTAATGGTAATCTTAACCAAAAGTCATCCGTGTCTTTAATCTTTTGCAAACCTGCTTGAATATCTTTGATGTCACGATAGTTTGACTTTCCCATTAACTTAGCCCATGCTCCAAAAAAGTCCGCAAGCACACCGTCCATATCTACATATATCTTAGTTGTTTGACTTATTTCACCTAATTCTTCTTTCATTTGCTTTAAGTATAACATACTTTCAGCACTAATGTCAACCTTTGATTCAGCCAAACCAAGATTAAATAGAACATTTGTACTTTTACCTTTTATCTTAGTTGAAAGTGTTGGAGGATTACCTCCTATATCTACTTTAGAACCAAATTTTTCAACTTCAATAGGTATCTGGTTAACACCTACATCAGTAGTAGTATTAACGCCTTTTACAATACGCCCGTCTTCTTGTACTTTTCTAAGATAATGTTTGAAACTTCCTTTTTTAGGTATAAAGTTTTCAATATCTTTTATACTTTTAAACTTCATTTCCGGCCCCTAAATGAAACACCAGTCATATATGGTTTACTAAACCAAAGTTTAAACCAGTCTTTATCCCCCGGTTTTAAGTCTAGCTTCTTTTCTTTTTTCTTTAATTCTGTAGCAGTTTGACTCATGTTTTCTAAAGAATATTGAGTATATCCTTTATACTCATGTATTCCAGCAAGTTTTTGTAGCTCTGCAATATCCATTTTACTACTGTGCTCGTCTAACATCGTGCTTTACGTTTAAGTTTTTAAATAGTGTACTAGTTGTCTGAACACTTGTTAAAGCCTTTTTCATACGATCATGATGTTCCTCATTAGCGTCCCAAACCTTCATAAAACGTTTTGCCGCTTCTGGTCTAATATAAATTAAATTACCACTATACGCCGCTCCTGGTCTATAAAAACTTAAGAAGTGCTCTTTGCCGTCATTTCTTGACGCAATCCAATCAAGAACTTTTATCTTATTAGGATCCTGTTCTTTAACACTAGCATTATTAGGTCCTTTATTTTTAAATAAATTAAATTCTTCTAAACTTTCTTCGTTTTGTTTTTTAATTGCTTTTAATGCTTCTTTACTTTCTTCTGATAAATCTAAATCATCGATAATAGAACCATAAGATTCACTCTTACTATCAGCATCAGCTATAAGATCTTCCAGCTCTTTTTCGAACTCTTTAACTTCTTTAGAGTCTGGTTCAAAATCTGCAAGTTTTGTCTGCATTTCTTTTTCACCTAGACCTTCACGTTCCATATCTACAAGTTGCATATATAGTTTTCTTCCGCCGTAAAGTGCTACAGCAAGTGCAACTGCTGGTAATCCGTATCTACCTAGTGCTTGCGTAATAGGATGATCCAAGAAACGTTTAGCCCATGCTACAGCATCAGCAATCCATCCTATTGTTTTATACCCTACTGTAAAAAATGCAATCGACCATTTATTTTGATAAATCCATTTAGCAATCTTAAACGCATATTTTCCATACTTAATGGCACCTATGATAGGTCCTACATATTCTGTGATACTTTCGTCTTGTTTTATGCCCATATTCTTTCTTATAGTATCGTACATTTCTTGTGCAATACTAGGATTAGCTACCCCTTGTTTAAATTCGTCAAAGTTTCCTTCTACTGCTGAGGACCTCATTTTACTAGCACTCATGCCTTCTGCTCCGTCAGCATCAGGATCACGTTCACCTGCATTTTCAATTTTAATACTTTGGAATGTATAATCTTTACCGTTATAATCGTTTAGTAGTTTTTCAAATTGTGCAACTCTATCAGATCCTGCAACATAGATTACATCAGTATAACCTAAACTTTCAATTTTTTGCATTGCTTGTATAATAGTTTTAACACCTTCATTACCAACTGTTACAGTTGATCCAAAACTAGCTTTTGCAAAACGAACTTTTTCATCAAAACTTAGTGGGTTCTTTTTAGCGTCCTGAGTATGACTTACAAATACAAAATGATCTCCTGGCATACCTTCTATTTTATCTACAAGTTTTTTATGCCCTATAGTAGGAGGATTCATACGACCAAACGCAATTACTGCTGTTTTTCCGTTTGCTTCGTATAATTCTCTAAGTATCATTTTTTATAAGTGCCTTTTCTAATCTCACCCATTTCTTCTTGCCAGACTTTCTTTGCTACTGCTTTTCTTTCTTCCGAAGTAAATATTTCGCCCGGAGACTTAGCAAGTCTATACCTTGTTACATATACTTTAATTGCATCATCTATTACTGGATATAGATCTGCTCTAGCATCAAATTTTCCTTGTTGTTCATAACATTCTGCCATGCCGTTTATCATAGGAAAATAGCTTTTACGATAAAATTGTGGGTCATTTCTCATGAAAACACACAAGTCGTCTACTACATCAAAGTTTGGTTTAAACGCATCTCTAGTATCATAACTAAATTCATTTATCTTCATCTTCTTTACCTTCTCTATACCGTTGCCAATATGCTTGTCGCTCGTTATAACTTAACCGCTTTTCTTCGTGTTCAATAATCTTCTTGACGTAATGCTCCATGTCAAGTTCTTTTACCACTTTCGACAGCTCCAGTATCTTGCCTTTGTTCTTGGTCCCGGATTATCACAGTTATGTCTAGCCCTAAAACTTTTACGTCTTTTTGGATTATTCTTTTTAATGCTCATTGCTTTACCTTTAACGCTCGAGCCACCATGTCCAAAGTTTACTTTTTTAACATTTTTAGTTTTTGGATCTTTAACATAAACTTTAAACTTCTTAACATCACCTTGCATAGGCTTGCCTAGTTTAACTGTACGTCCTTGATATTCTGCTTCGTCCATAGGGTCGTCATCTTCATTATACCACATCATACCATATTGTTCGTAAAACTCATCATCGTCTTCAAAAGTTTCTTCGGTAATATCATTTTCGTTACCTAGAGATATTTCAATATCAAAGTCTTCATATCCTTCAGAGAACATATATTTACTAAGTCGATTAGCATATTCGTCTGCTTCTTCGTTAGTTAGTTCTCTGTCTAATGGTATTTGATATATAGTTACACCTTGCTCTGACTCAAGTACGACAGAACTAGGAAATACAGACTCGTCTAGTTGTTCCGTTACTTCTTGTTTGTCCATTACAATATTAATAAAGTGTTCCATATTTTTTCCTAATGATTTAATCTAATACTAGTAACTGATCCGTTTGTATATGTTATTTTTGCTCTAACCCAAACGTAGTTACCTGTAAAATTTTGTATCTTTGCCCCAGTAGTACTATTTTCTGTAGTAGTAAGTACATCGAACCAATCAGCTTCTGCTGGTGATTTTGCAAGTGTACCTTGTATAACAGTGGTTCCAATATAACTCGAATAATCATACTGGACTGTATGAATTCCGTCGCTTCGACCATAGAATCCATCGCCTTTAAATTGAGATCCGGTAACAGTTACGCTTGAACTGTCTCCTGGGTGTGTTTGTGTTGTTAAAATAGTTTCACTGTATGCCATATAACTATTTATCAATATGCGGCTTGTTAATAATTTTATCAACGCGGCGTATACCACCACCTATAATAATATTAATAAACTGCAATATCTTTAAATCTCTAGCATAAAAGTACATTCCGTTGACATATGATTTAGCTTGTACTAAATCTAAAAACTTTCTTCCTGCTTTTATTTTATCAGAGTTACTTCTAGCCCATATAGCAAAGCTAGGGTCGACGTCACTACCTACTGTGACTTTATATTCATATTTGGTAGGTACATTGCTTATAATAATATTAGGTTCTAGTAAGTTTATTGTTGAACTATCTTTAGGTTTCCAAACTTGGGTAATATTATCTATGCGATTTTCTAAGTGTTCTATCCAATATAAATCATTCGAGTATACAACTATCGAAGAGCCTTCTATTCTAAGTTTATAACTACTTTGTTTTTGTGCAGAGAACTCACTATATAAGGCTTGAGCATGTGTAAGAGTTGGAATACTAATAGGTCTTCCTAGTCTTCCTCTAGATTCTATAATTTGTCCAGTAGTCTCTAGTTGTGTTTGATATTCGTCAAGTATTTTTCTTGCTTCCGGGAGTCGTTTTTCCCGGAAGATTGTTGCTAATATACTAGTAATGCTAACTTTATAAAGGTAAGTATTATAAAATAGCTTAGATGTTTCAAACTGCTTCAACTTTAACTTCTTTTACTTCAGTTACTAGGTCAATTTCGTTATCTTTAATATTAATAATTACTCTACCTCCGTTTTTCAAATCACCAAAAAGCATTAACCTTGATAAGGGACGTTTGATGTCTTTATCGATAACACGTTGTAATGGTCTTGCACCCATCTTAGCATCGAATCCTTTTTCAACTAGATAGTCAAGTGCTTCGTCGGAAATCTTAATTTTAATTCCTTTGCTGTTTACCATTTTTCTAAGCTCAACAAGGAACTTACCAACAATTTTCATCATTACTTCTTTAGATAATTTACCAAATGTAATTACACCATCGAGTCTATTTCTAAACTCCGGAGCAAAATATGCCTTCAATGCAGTATCGTCTGCTATAGTTTCATTACTTTCATTAAATCCAATAGTATTTTTCTCCGCATCACGAGCACCTAAGTTAGTAGTAAGAATTAGTACACAATTACGTGCATCTGCTTCTTTACCATTAGATCCTGTAATTTTACCGTTATCCATAACTTGCAATAATACTTGAGATACGTCCGGATGTGCTTTTTCAATTTCATCCATTAATAGTACACAATTAGGATTTTCCTGTAGCTTAACAATTAACTGTCCTGCATTATCTTCGTGTCCTACATATCCTGGAGGAGATCCAATTAACTTAGCTACACTATGTCTTTCTTGATATTCACTCATATCAAATCTAACTAGTTTTACTCCAAGTTGAGAAGCAAGTTGTTTTGCTGTTTCAGTCTTACCTGTTCCAGTTGGACCCATGAGTACAAAACTTCCAATAGGTTTGTCGTCTGGTTTAAGTCCTGCTTGGCTAACAAGTATCTTATCAACGATACTTTCAATAGCATTATCCTGTCCATATACAACTTTTTTAAGATTAGATTCAAGATTCATTAAGTTTTCAGTTTCTTTTTCTGCAACTTGTTCCTCAGGCATTTTAATTGCCTTAGCAAGTTCAAATTGAATTCCTGCCGCATCAACAATTTTTTCACCTTCATGTTCTTTAAGATTAAATCTTGAACATGCTACATCAATTAGATCAATAGCTTTATCAGGAAGTTTCTTGTCGCTTTGGTACTTGACACTTAGTTTAATAGCTTCACTAATTGCTTCATCTGTAATGGTTGTAGTATGAAACTCTTCATAATACTTTTTAATGCCGTGTAATATATCATTAGTTACTTCTGTACTAGGTTCATCAACTGTTACACGTTGGAACCTACGCATCAATGCACGATCAGCTTCAAAATATTTACGATATTCTTCCCAAGTAGTTGATGCTACAACTTTTAAGTTACCTTTGGTAAGAGCAGGCTTTAACATATTAGCTAAGTCGTTAGATCCTTGTCCGCCTGATCCTGCACCATTCATCATATGTGCTTCGTCAATAAACATAATAGTTTTGCCTTTTTTCCTAAGACCTGCAAGTACAAGTTTAAAGCGTTCCTCAAAATCTCCTCGATATTTACTACCAGCAAGCATACTACCAATATCTAAATTAAATACTTTGTATTCTTTTAAGAATTCTGGACATTCGTCATTAACAATTTTCCAAGCTAATCCTTCTGCAATAGCAGTTTTACCTACGCCTGGATCACCTACTAATAATACATTATTTTTTGAACGTCGACCCAGTGATAACGCAATGCTATCAAGTTCTTCAGCTCTACCTATGACAGGATCGATCCTATTTGCTTCAACCTCGCTATTAAGATTTGTGGTAAAAGCATGCAAAGCACGGTCAGCCTGTCCTGAGTTTTCGTCATCAAAATTTTCTGTTTCATTGTTGATATATTCACTGAACTTTTCCTTGTTAAGTTTACCTTTTTCTAACCAGTAACATCCTACACTTTTCTTTTCGCTAAGAATACTTAGAACAACATCAGTTAATTCAATATTAGCTCTTCCACTAAACAACGTTTGTGTAAATGCTCTGTTCAATACACGTTCTACAGTTTGTGTTTTTTTAGGTTTGTACTTACTAACTTCCATTTTTAGTTCATCACAATTAGATTTTAGGTGATGTTCTAAATTAGTCTTTATGTAGTCTAAATCAGCACCAAACCCTGTTAATGCTTTTGCTAAATCCTGTTCACATAGCATCGCATACAATAGATGCTCTATTGTGACATATTCGTGCTTTAACTTTTTGGCATCTTTCATTGCCTTATCAAAAACTAGTTGTAATGCTTCACTTGGTTCAACCATTTAATTTTAATTCCTATCTTTAATTTTACGTTCTTTTATTATAACAAAGTAATACAATGTTGTCAACATTTACTTAGCCAATATGTCCTTTATTTCTTTTAATTTTATTAGGTGTACAGGATCAATTATTTTAGGAGTATATGCATCGATAATAACATACATATTGCCTTTCCTTCCATTGTGTATATCAGGTAGTCCGTGTCCCGTTACATTAAATGTAACACCTGGTTTAGTTCCTTGTGGTATTGAGAGCCTAATAGTACCGCCATCTAGAGTCGGTATATTATCTTGACATCCTAACAATAAGTCAAGAACATTAACTCTATGCTTCATAACTAAATTAATACCATCTTTTTCAAATATCGGATGTTTTTGAACTTGTATCTTAACAATTAAATTTCCTCTAGGACCTTGTATAATTTGTTCACCGAGTCCTTGATACCTAATCATATTTCCATCATTAGCTCCAGGAGGTATAGTTATATCTACTGTCTCTTCTTTACCATTTCGGAGTCTATAAGTTGCTAGTAACTGTTTACCTGATATACATTCTTGTAAAGTAATATTAGCTACAATAGTAATATCTGGGTTACGTTGTTGCGGTTGTTGTCTAAATCCAAACTGAGCAAATATATCTTCAAATCCTCCCATACCTCCCATATTTTGAGTATTAAATTGTGGTTGGGGATTATCGTATTGCTGACGTTTTTGTGGATCTTTTAAAGTACTGTATGCTTCATTAACTTCTTTGAATTTATTTTCGTCACCGCCCCTGTCAGGATGATGTTGCATACTTGCTTTCTTATATGCTGATTTAAGTTCTTTGTCAGAAGCGTTTTTAGGTACACCTAGTATAGAATAATAGTCCATACTAATACTTATCGAGGTTATTTTCTACTTTTGCTAGATCCGGTATATAGTCCAAACCACGCCGCGCCAGCACCTACAACAATACTAATTAAACCACTTTGTTCCATGCTAGGTGCAGATAAGTTCATATACCATATAACACACTTGTATAACAGTATAATGTACACAGTTAAAAATAAGCGTGGAAAAATTCTCCATGCATCTACTGCTTTTGCCATATGTATAATCTTAGCATATGGATTAGGTCCTAAGTCTTTTACACTTGTATCTACTTCTAGATCTAATTTTACTTTGCGTGTAGTTGAATCTTGTGTAGAAACTACTACTGCATCTGGTTTAGTTTCAACTTTAGTTTCAACTTCTGGTCTAATATCTTTATCTAATTCATCAGGTTTTTTTCTTGGCATTTTTGCCCTCCAGTTTCTTATAGCCGTGCTTATCAAGCAAGTCTTTTTCAATATCTTGTAAACGTAATTCTAAATCATCTATCTTTGATGTAATCTTAGGATACTTTACTCTCCATGCATTAGGATCATTTTGGAACCAAGTCCACCCCCAACGTATTGCTAGATATTCTAAAGTAGCATCAAATTTACTTACAGCCCATGTTGCCATCTTTGTATCTTTAAACCAAAACAAAAATGCGGCACCAAACAAAGAGCCTGCTAAAGCTGTGTATATCCACAGTCTATCAGACGCCATTCTTTCAATCATATCCCAAATCATGTAGTTTCCTTAATAATTAACTACATGTATTTATTTGAATGGATTAAGTTTATCTAAAGTTGATTCTGGTTTCTTACTGTTCACAGCGTTTAGTTCTGAATTAACATTACTAATTGATTCGTTTGCTTTGTCAATTGCTTCGTTTGTTGCATTATAATAACCTGCATAAGCACCAATAATAGCTTGCTGTTGCTGTACTAAAGCTCTAATATCACTAAAGTTTAATCCAAGATTTTCGTATCCTTGATCAGTTAGAGCAAACACTACAACAGGTCTCCCTGACTTCTTAAGTTCAACCAGTGCCGCTTCCCAGTTCTTGGGCGTAAGAACTATCCATTTTACTTCTCGCATATTTACAGCGTCTGCTTTTGGTAATGTTAGTTTAGGCTTTTCAATAGGGACTGCAGATACTTCTAGCCTTTGCGGCATTGATGTACACCCACTAATTAGTATCAGCGCCAGGCCACAACCAAGGACACTCGCTGTTAAACGATTTAGCATTTTTAGCTCCCATTTCTTTTTCTGTAAAATCTGCACCACTAAGTATTTCAAAACAACGTCCGGCTTTTTTAGTTGCGCCGTTTATTATTTTTTCAACTGGTTCTGGCTTAGCCGCTCCTAGAACGCCTAAGTCATGTTCACTAAGTTTATTACTTAAAACTTTATTCTGTTTTCTAATATCAGCAAACTTGTTATTAAGTATAGTAACTTGCTCGTTAGCCGCCTTAATATCTTTTATTAATGCTTGATTAGTTGCTTCAGCTGTTTGGACAGCAAGTTTAGCAGTTGCTTCGTTAGAGATTAAAATAGCCATGCGTTCTTGTGTATCGTTATAGTACCAATACATTCCGCCTGCCATTGCTGTCATTAATATAAACGACACTATTGCTATCTTTAATCCCATACCATCTCCTAGCCTAGTAATTTTCCCAATGTTTTAGGTCCTACTATACCGTCAGCACTTAAACCATTTGCGCCTTGCCATTTTTTAACAGCTCGTTCAGTTCCTGGACCAAATACTCCGTCAGCAGTTAGTCCGAGTTTTGCTTGTACTTCTGCTACAACAGCACCGCGTGATCCTTTGCGTACAGTTACATTATAATCAATAGCAGGTTCTTCATAGTCTCCGCCTAATACATCTAAAGCATGTATATAATGCTTTTTACGATCTTCTAGTCCTATAGTACCGCCATTAATACGTTTAGTCATTCCTACAATATCTTGATTGTCGCAGTACTTATTAATATTATTTGTATCCCAGAACCAACATGCTGAATCTAATGCGCCTTTTTTAGTGCGTACATAATCAGTTGCTTCATCTGGACTCATTTCAACAGCCTTGCCAAATTCTGTATAATTGTAACGTCCTGTTAGTTGCAGTATACCTCCACCTCTAAATTTCCAGCCATCACCGCTTGCAGTGTTACCGTTATCCATTCGTCCAGCATAGATAACATTTGCAATTTTTTCTGGCTGTCTATGATAAGGTTGAGGATCTCTTCCTGCTCTTACAAAGTATTTTCCGAATATCTTGTTAAGTGCTGATGCACTATAATTTAAGTTTTCACTTAAAACTCTAAATCCACCTGATTCGTGTCCGCATTGTGCAATAAATCCTGCTACACGCTCAATAGTGTCTACTTCCCAGAGAGGCAAAATTTCGCACATTGCCTCATACCAATCTTTCCAGTCGTCTCGATGAATGAGCTCTTCAGCCATCCACTCTTCAAAGTCAAATTTAAAGTGTTCTTTACCCATCATAAATTCCTTATTTTGCAAGTGCCACTTAACACCGCTACACTCTTACTTATACCAATCTTTTAAGTAGTAGTGCTTTTCCGGAATTTTCAAAAGTTAACTTATCACCGAATTTTGTAATATTATAGTCACCTACGTACTTACATAAGAATATTATTTCTGCAAAATCATTTACATTTAGTTTATCTTCGATTGATTCAATTAATGGTTGTGTGTCACCAAAATCAATAAATTCAAAATGTATTGGATCACACCATTTTTTAGTTATGGTTAATTTATTATCTAGTAATGTGATATCCTCAACCATACTTTTGTTAAAAAAGTTTTTATAGTTATCTAAGTTACTTTCACTTATGCTATAGTCATTAGGATCTGAAGGTAATTGTTCTTCTAAGCTAGATAACTTTAATGGAGTCGATTTCCAATTTTTATAATAACGGAAACGCCAATTATCTTCTTCGGATAATTTGCTTACACCGTCCATTATTTCCATTACTTGGCTGTGTATATTTTTATTACGTTGTACTTCTACAAATACTTTATGTGTGCCATCGGATTGCTCGCCTGGAGTAATATCTGCGTCTAGAACAAATTCGTAACCTTTTTCAATGAAGTTCATGAGATCTTCTGCGGCAGATTTTTCTTTTACACTAAAGCTAATTGTTACAATATCTTTATCATCACCCATTTTACTTGCAAATGAATCTATTTCCATTATATGGTAAACCATATGTTTTAAATCTCCAGGCCTTAATCCCATTATACTGCTACCTCTGCTTCTGGTTGTGCCGCTGGGGCTGCCGTTTGATCTGCTGGTTGCATCTCATTTTCTGCTTGTGCTGATGCATCTACTGCTGGATCAGTATCAAATTCTATCATTTCTTTATATCCTGAATAGATATCCATAACTAAAGATTTTGGCATCATAATCTCAACTAACCATATAGGCCTTCTATCAAGTTTACCTTTTTTAGTACCTGGGCGTATATCATCAGGTTTACGTATTGTACGTGGAACTACTATATGACTTCTTTTATATTTAACTTTACAATCATAGTCTAGTAATCTCTTACCGCCCATTGGATCAGGCATTTTACCTTTTGGCCACATAAATGTACAAGTTATCCAATGACGGCCAATCTCTGGTCCTTGAGCTAATTCACCTTCTTCCCAGTTAGCATAAACATAGATGTCTAATTCGTCAAGTACTCTTTCAAAGTCCTTTAAAACCTGAAATGCAGTATTACTGCCATAAATACCTTCTATGTTTTTTACTAGGTCGTATACGTCTTGCATATTATGTTTCCTAAATTCTTTTACATACTTATTTATCTGCTTTTACAAGTTAACATATCTTTTTTCTCTTGTTAATAACTGATAAGTAAAAGTGTAGGGCACATGCTCGACGAGCATTTAGGCTCTACTTACATCAATCCATGTAAGGAGGATACTTAATGGGTGCAAAAAGAAAAACTGCTAGGAACAAAAGCCAGCAGTCACATAATTTCAACAATGTAGTTGAAATGAAACAATTCACGCAAAAGAAACAAACTGTTACAATACTTCCCCGAAATAGAAATCAAGAACAATATGTGCTTAAACTGTTAGAGCCTACGAAAGACATAGTCTTTGGCATAGGCCCGGCAGGAACAGGTAAAACCCTGTTGGCTGTACAAGTTGCAGTTAAGCTATTTAAGGAAGGCAAGGTTGATAAAATCATTGTAACTAGACCGGCAGTGTCAGTAGATGAAGACTTAGGACATTTACCAGGAACACTAGAGGAGAAAATGGCTCCATGGACACGCCCAATTTTTGATGTTTTACGTGAATACTTTAACGCACGAGAAATCGAAGGCATGATTACTGAAGGTATTATAGAAATAGCACCTTTAGCATACATGCGAGGAAGAACATTTAAGCATAGCTTTATACTTGCAGATGAAATGCAAAACGCAACCCCAAACCAAATGAAAATGTTATTAACACGATTAGGTGAAGCTTCAATGATGGCTGTAACAGGCGATCTAGGTCAAGCTGATAGACGTGAAGATAACGGATTAATAGATTTTACTAGGCTTCTAAAGAATAGTAATTCAAAGCATTTGGATGTAGTCCAATTTGATCAAGGAGATATCGAACGTCATAATGCTGTAAAAGAAGTTTTACAAGTATACGGTGACGAGTAAAAGTATAGGGGCCTAGCCCCTATACCTACAAATTCTTAGCTAGTGGAAATATTTCACTGATAACTTTTGCACATGCTACGGCAACGTCCATATGCTCTTTTTGTGTACCATTGGCACTACGTAATTCAATGTAGTGTACCCAACTACGTATTGTACCATTCATATACAAACGTGTTTTAGTAAGACCTTCAGGTAATACTTTACGTGCTACTTCTTTGGCGATACCATTTGCTATAGCCCAATCATATGCACGACCTGCTGTATAAATTACATCTTGTTGTAATTCTTCCCATTTATTCACTATCTCCGGCATACCTTCTAAGGAAAGATCAAGTTCAATACTATTTTGTCTATTTTTAGTATCTTGTAAACGTGCTTCGCTTGTTATAAAAACTTCTTCCATTTCTTTTGGGTTTGCATAACGCTGACTAAATTCTTGAAAAGCAAAACTACGGTGTCTTACGATTTGATGAGCAATATCACGTGTTGTTTCAATTTCAATAACAGCGTTAACCATTTCTAGTGGCGACCAATGTGCATGTTTAATTAAATATTTAATTAAACGTTCGCTTGTTTCAGTATTAATCTGTGATGCAGGGTTACTTACTTTTGCACAAAATGCAATAAGTTCTTGTAGATCGGTTAATCCTTCTGCTTCAAATTCGGGTGTTGCTTTTGAATAGCTTACTAATCTAGCGGCCATGGTCCTTCTCCTTTTAATGATTCAATCCGTCGTCTTAAAAATCCAATAGTAGTATGTATGTGTCCAGTATCGGATGGTTTTAGTAGTGTCTTGTAATATTCTATTTCTTCTTCAATTACACTTATTCTTACAATGTCATTTATTAAAGTTTGATTCTTAGTTGTCATTAGTCACCTTTCCCAGGATTTGGACTAAGTAGATCCCGCTTGTTAGGTTTACCGTCCCATTCACTTGCATCAGACGGAACATCGTCTGGACGCATTTCTGTTATATTAGGCCAAGCTAATGGGCCTTCACTATATTTTGTATTAATACTCATCCAATATTTTAGTTCATCACCTTCAAAATGTGTATCAGGACGAATTGCATCCGCTGGACATTCTGGTTCACACACACCGCAATCAATACATTCATCTGGATTAATTACTAGAAAGTTCTCACCTTCGTAGAAACAATCTACGGGGCAAACTTCTACACAATCCATATGCTTGCAGTTGATACAATTTTCACCAACAAGATATGTCACTTTTAATCAATTCCCTTTAGTATGCTCTTCCAGCCAAGTTGTTAAAATGTATTTATTAGTATCACCGATTGGCGGGTTACCTCTATGTGCATGAGTCCAATCTGCCGGCCATAGTAAAAGTCTATTTCGTTTTGGACTTATACGTTTTTGTTGATATAGAAATTCAGTTTCGCCTGCTTCGTCAATATCGTTCATATATAATTGGACTACTATTCTTCTTTGGGGTGTTTGTCCCATTCCCTCACAGTGCCAGGAATGAAATCCTCCACCAGGCTTAATACGTTTCATCTTTAAGCCTTCACCTTGCATCTTTAAAGCACCTAATATAGAAAATTCTTTTGTATACATCGGGTAGATGTGTTCCCATAATCTTGTAAAAAAGTGTTGTGTAAACATTTCAGGCACACGTTGCATACTCATAGGATCTACTAGATGCATTTCATCCATATCTCTATCAGTACTTGGTATGTTGTGTACACTAGAATTTTGTACTAAATTTAATCCTTCTTTAGATTCAAAGAATTTAATAAGCTGATCTATGTAATCGTCTTCAAATACGTTATCAAAAATTCCTATGAATCCGTCTTTTTCAAATGTAATTTCTTGCATTAAATCCTTGCCAATCTAATTAATGTTGCCGCTAAGTTTATCTCAGGATCTGCTACTAGTGTATGATCTACTAATCCTTGCTTAATAGTTAACACCGCAGTATCTTGTTTTTCATCATCCCCAAATAATTCGATATTGTCATACAACCATCGATAAATCTCTTCCATTTCTTCTGGACGAACTGCTCCACATAGTAACTTACGTGCTTCTGTGATCTTACCTGCTTTAAATAACTCGACCATATCAAGTTTCCAATCAGCTTCGCCTGTATCGCCTTCATTAGGTCTTAGTAAACTTCCGTCTTGGCAGTTCATTTGTACTGTATTAATACACTTACGTAGATCAGGATAAGTTGCTTTGACATATGTGTCAAGTGTATCTAAGTCAGGAGTTACACCTTCTGTGATAAGAATCTCTGCAACTCTTGCTGTAAATTCTGTTTGATCAATCTTAGCAATATGGAAGCCTTGACATCTGCTGTGTAGTGCAGGAATAATTCTGTTAGGATAGTTACAAGTTAAAATAAACCTTGCTGTTGTATGATACTCTTCCATTACACCACGTAGTGCCGCTTGTGCGTTTGGCGATAAGTAATCAGCCTCGTCAAGTAGTACAACCTTAAAGTCACCAAATGGAATCATTTGTACAAAGTTTACAATCTTATCACGCACATCATCTACTGAGTTTGTTCGACTAGCGTTTATTTCTAGTACGTCTAAATCTTGTATTTCAAGTTCATTAAATAATAGTTTTGCAAGTGTAGTTTTACCAATACCTGCGTTACCACTAAACAATAAATGTGGAATAGTTTTTTCTTTAATCCAATTTTTTACTTGACTACGCTGTGCTTCATCTCGGAATACATATCCGTCTATTGTATTAGGACGATATTTTTCTACCCATAATTCTTTCATTTCTTATTTTCCATACCCATACCGATTAAAATTAAAAAGATATACAACACGGGCCAAGCCCATCCTGTTAAATATCCTGTGACGTGTAGTATCATTAGCGATATACCAGCAAGACCTGCTGTGCCTACACCTGTGTTTTTTTGTTCTGGAAACTTCATTTACTTCTCCTAATATACTTTATTATATAGGAAACTAAGGAAAAAGTCAAGTCTTTTTTAATTCTTTTAATATTTGTTGCAGTAATTTCTTAATTGCTACTAGTTCTTTTTCAGTAGTAGTTTGTGTAGTAGATTCTTTACCTACTACTTTAGGAATCTTAACTTCGCCGTTAGTTATTGCAGTTGAAAGTTTCATAGCTTAAATACATGTATAGCATCAAATATAGCATACCAGTCCGGACATCTTAAGATACCTTCTGGACATTCGAAGTCTTCGTTGTAAGTTTGGGTAAGTAATATCGATTTGAATCCTGCTTTCATTCCAGCTATTGCATTTTCAGGTTTATCTTCAATCCAATAAGCACCAGGATGAATTTTTGCTAATTTTGCAAGTTCCTCGTCTTTAGATGCTCCCGTTTCAAGACAAATAACTTTAGTTATAGATTCTTGGTATAAGTCTGTTAGATTATCTTCTCTAGCCTGTACTGCAAATTTATCGGTGCTTAGGCTTGTAAGACATTTAAATTCAAAATTTTGGTATCTAAACTTTTCGACCATCTTTTCTGACAGTGGCATAGGATTTAAATATCTTATCCATGCACTTTCATTAAATTGTTTAACGAATGAATCAGCTTCTTTTTGTTCAATGTCGTAACGTTTTGCTTGTGAATATTGCTTTGAATCTTTAGGTGATCCGTGACCTTTAGCAGTCATCCATCTTGAAAAGCCTTCTTCCCATCTAAGTAAAACTCCATCTACATCAGTTATTATCATTTTCTTTGACATTGTATTCTTCCAATTTATATTCAGGTGGAACTTTGCCGATTCCTACAACACGGTCCCATTGTCTTTGAGTATATTTGTTAGAGATCTCCGGCTTTTCGGTTTTCGCTGTAGTGGACATCAAATTCACCGCCTGGATATCTTGCTTTAAGTTTTTCGACATTTTCTTCTAATACTTCGTTAGGGTCCAAACCCAATGCACGACAAGAATTGACCCAATACCAAGCAATATCGCCAAGTTCTCGTTTAGCATGAAACTTAGTCGCATCATCAAGTGGTTTACCTTGGAAGATGCATTTTTTAACAATTTCAGCAAACTCGCCTCCTTCGCTCGCCATTCCGATCGAGCCAGTTAATAATAGTGCCATATTGACACCGCTTTCAGATTCTAATTTATCTAATGTTTTTGATAGTTCAGCAGTACTATTAGATGCTTCACTAGTTACTTCTTGTACAAATTCTTCGTACTTATTTAGGTCTACGTTTTTCAATTTTGCCTCTTACTTTTGATTATTCATTGCTGTATCTACAAATCCACCCGGATCAATACTATCCGGATTCCAGTCTCCTGAACTTGACTCACTCATTCGAACATCGTTTGGCTTATCTTTGCTCCAACCAAGTATACTTTCAGTTTCTACCATTCGGATTGTTTTTTCCTCATTAGTATCAGGATCTTGTAACTCAATTCCTCTAGTCCATCTTCCATGCTCTACTAAAATCCAATCATTAATTTGATAGTCATCATTGTTTTCAGATCCTTTAGCATATATCTTACCCCATCGAGGATAGATACCTCTAACATTACCGTCATCTGCGGCAATTATAATTCCGCCTGCTGTAGTTTGTTCTCCAAATTCCATATCCGAAACAATTACTTTATCACGGATAGGTGTTAGTGTGCCTTTAATTGCGTCCATTCTTAGTTTCCTTTTTGTACAAAATTGCCGTCTTGGTCTTCTACCCAATCATCTGTTAAATCTTTTTCAACTGGGGTTTCTATTTTTTCCTGTACTTTTTGTTGTGCCCTAGTACGTGTTCGTTGTACTTGTACTGGAGCTTCTTCAACAACTGGTTCAGTTACTGATTCAGTTACTTCAATTTGTGCCTCTTCATTAGGCATAGCTGCCGGATTATCTGCATAATAATCTGCATCTAACTCTTCTCTTTTTCGAATAATTTTACCACCTGGTCCTAATTCATCACCACGTGCATTTACTCTAGCATTACCTACTGCTTGGGTAAGCTCGTTACGTTGACGTAACATATCCATGTCAACTTGTTTGCCTTGCATACTTCTGTAGATCTTTTGACCTTGTTGTTTTAACGCCATTAAATTCTCCTTATTTTACACATAATTACTTATCTCAAGAACTCTTGCCAGTCCAGGCCAAAGTGGATTGAGTCAATCTTATGTACACCTATTAGATATAATATATAACTTGCTACAGAGCTACCTCTACCTACACCCCATACAATATTATTTTCACGCATAAAGTCTACAAGATATATCATATAGCGTAACAGATCGTCCATACTTCGATTAGCATATTCAGTATATTCTTCAGTAACTCTATGCCATTGTTTAGAATATTGAGCAGTTGCTAAACTATCAGATTGTAATTCTTTTTGTAGTTTTTCTAATAACCAAACTTTTATATCTATGTCTTTATATTCATCAGGCATAAACCATTCACTTTGTAATGCACCGTCGAACTCTTTTTGTTCTACATCTAATGGTATATATTGTGTAAGTGTAGGAAGACCTTGTTCCTGCATAGCAGTATTAAACTGATCAACATCATCACCAGGATCACATAGAACTACGTGACACTTTTCAATATGTCCAGTATAGATCATATCAATAAGATCTTTATTTGTAAATCGTGGTATTCCTAGGTGATCTGTTTTCATAAGCATACATATATTTTAACTGATGTTTATCAGTTTGTCAAGTCCTGATTCAGGATCTTCCATATCTTTTTTCATCGAAGTAGCTCGTCGACTTCTTGCTTCTGTAATATACATATCAAGTATAGCAGACATCTGTTGATGTACCTGCGGATTTGAAGTCATAAAATACTTTCGTTGCAGATCAACTATCTTAGCTTCAAGATCAGTGGTACTTATGTTATTAAAACTATCAACTAATGGATTAAACATTTTTTAAATCAAGTTTGTTATAAATTGGCCTTTATATTCGCCATATATACTTGCACCACTATCATATGACCAAAAGTCAAATATGTATGGCTGTGTAGCACTGTCTATAGTAGTAGGATTAGTAAATCCTGCTGGCACTCTAAAAGTACTTCCTAATGATGTAAAGGTAACAGTGTGTCCGCCTCCACTTCCTACTAGGTGTACACACATTTTTCCAAGTTTACCACTTGTAGGCCAATCAGTTAACGTAAGTGTAACATTTGCCCCTATTGTAAATGTTTGGTAATGCCCGTTTGAAAAACTAACATTTGTATTACCAGCTAGTGTCCCGCCATTATAAAACGCTTCTGTTTGTTTAAGAATGTTACCTTCAATTTGGTTATTCCCCGAAAACGTATTTGCCGCATTTAGTACCGCACTTGTTGTTTGTAATGTTGTAATTTCAGTATTAGCAGTCGCCAGTCCTGTTTTGATAACTGTAAAATTATCTCTAAAACCCTGACTATCGTTGTCCTGGCCGGCTACAGGATATGCGCCGTTAATGGTTGTTGATATAATGTTGCTTGCCATTTTCTACCTCTCGTTAATGTTATTTATCGCCGTTATGCATTGTAATCGTAATTTGCGAACAATATGTACTGTTCATTGCTAGTTCCAGTAGTACTGTCAACTATATATCGATCAATTTCTACATCTAGTGTTTTAAAATCAAAATTACTGTTTTTTACATTTGTTAATATTTCTGCACTCTTACCTGGTTTACAATAGCATAATGGTATTGCAAGTGTAAACCCAGATTCTTGTGTACCTGCACTTTGTGGAGTACGCATCCATAGTGGTAAGAACCCGTATGCAGTTGCACCTATTGCTTCTAAACTTTCTCGCATGTTAGTTGTATTACTAATGTGTCTAATATCATCTCCTCCGGATACTAATATTGCATCACTATCAGACAACGGAATATTTTTACGTTCACCTTGATTAAAGTTTTGACTATCTGTTTCGGCTATTGCTGTTAATATACTACTTTGATCGTTACTTACTACAGTATCACCTACTGCTAATGTCATATCTTTAGTAGGAAAATAGTATTGCTTGTCACTTTCATCAGCACCTGTAGTTATATACTCTGGTGTATA